CAATAATGCTCCCAAATTGAATCTTTACCATAATGAACGTGAGGGTGAGGAACATAAGCTTTAACTTTTGGATTAACAAAAGCAACTCTTTTTGTAAGTTGTTTATGGTTAGCTCTTGTCCACCATTCTGACTTTTTACTTATGTGTTCACAATGTACACACTGTAAGGAAGTCCAACTTAGGTTATAAACCAAATGTTCATGGTTACATTTTGGGCAATAAATATATTTACCCCATTTACCAGCTTTTTGATACTTTTGTAAGTGAACTCTATATCTAATATCTACACAAATTAATTCTTGTGTATCATCATTAATAAAGAAAGGATTGTTGGAACGCCTAGTCATAATCCGTCATGCCATTTTGTACCAAATGAAGCCATCATTTGTTGATCTGTTGGTTCGTAATCAGGGTCTAGTCTTACTTTATCTATGTAAGGAATATCCTCCCATTTGAGAGCATCATCACTAAACTTTTTCAATTCAGCAATTACCTCTTCATATTCAAAGTTGCGATTGATAGCATTATCACCAAAAGCAATTTCAAAAACTTCTTCAATAAATTGGTCTTTAGTCATTTTGTAATCTCCATATAAGGTGAATCGAAGTTGTCATAAAGGTAGGATTCAGCATCCCACCAATCGACTATGTAATCAGAATCAAGATAGATAAGAGTATGATCGAATAGATCAGGATTCTGCTTCATGTAATCGTAATACCACTCTGCAAAGTATTCATGTAAGTCATCATGTACTTTGTAGTGTTCAGCAATTTCTTTTGCATGGTGGTGGCAATAGAACTCAAAGTCTTGTGCATTTTGGAGCGTTTCTTTCTCCTGCATAACTTGAGTTGGTAATGGGTTGTCAATCATAATTCGCTAGCGAAATTCTCAGTTGAAATTAATTTTTTTAAGGTAAGTGTTATTTAATATAGCTCCGATTTTCCTGCGTAATTCATTATCTTTTTCATCTTTAGCTCTATGATAATCACGAATTAAATCCTGATAAATTTCAGATTTTAATTCAGACTTATGTTGTTGAAGAATAGACTCTATAGGTTCTATATCGTACATTTCTTCAACTCTGGTAATCCACTTGTAAACTGTTTTATCACTTACACAATAATCAGCAGCAAGTTGAGAAGCTATCTTTGTTTTCTTGACATTGGAACGCAGCATCTCTGCTATTGCTTCAAATGCTTCATCCCTAGATTCAGTAATATTCATTGAGCCATCTCCCAAAAAAGACGTTTAGCTCTTCTGGCTGCGATGATTTCAACCTCCCTATTAGATAAGGAGGGAAATCTTTTTTGAACAGCATAAATCTGTTCCTCGAATAGAGATTCTAAAATCTCAGTATTTACAGGATGTGACATATATATACCTCCTACCAAGATGATTGATAATAAAAGCTATCGAAACATTTCCCTGTCCCTGCCATTTTGTTTTGCCAATCCAAGCAAGCTTGCATACGATCTCTTGTATATTTAAGATCTTCAAAGTAATACTTATCGTATTCTTGAGAACCGAAGAAACAACCAGTTGTATTAGGTAAGTTAGCTTCAGCTTTTGCTATTTTTCTTTTTGGATCGGGTTCATCTAAAATGTTGTCGATTTCTTCAACTAATTCTTTTATCTTTTCGTCACTTACATAATGACGATCACAGTTATCGTTCCCACCCTGAACGTTGTCAACGAACCAGTTGTGGATACAATTAACTTTTCTCCAATAGGCAATAGGAATATTAATTGAATAATAATTCCAATTAGTTATTTCTATTGGAGCGTTTTCAAAACCAATAGACTCAAGAGTAGTTTCAAAGTCAGGGTCAATTTCAGCATTTCTTCTGTCATCAAATTTTCTTTCGACAAAAGACCTCCTAGAGAAAGTTCCCTCGAAATACATATCTAAACCCATTAGTTGTTACCTCCTATTTTTTGTAAAAATTGAATAACTTCAGCAAGGTTATCTCCAAGCATTTTGATACCTTCACCTAAATCTCTGTTTAATTCAGACTGTTCTTTGTTTAGGTTTTGTTGGGACGTTGCATAGTTAACATTAGCTTCTGCTAATTGCCTGACTACAGATTCAAGAGTTGATAATTTCTTATCAAATGAAGTCAGGGCTTCTAAGACTTTTTGAAAGTCTCTATCGTTTTGAGTCATAAATTTAGGATAAGTGAACTCATTTCTAACAATAACATTATATTTGCGTAATTGTCAATCTATTATGCTATATTTATGATGTAGTAACAGTATCAACATGAGTCTAATTAAGTCTTACGTCTTTTCAATACAGGAAATGGGCTTTGACCCATACCACCTAAATAAATTATCCTCTGAAGAGTGGGATAACCTATTAACTAAAGCCTTAAAGTCAGATAAAAAGTTATATGAAACATTAATTCTGACTAGATGTAAATTAAAATTAGAAAAAGATAGGGCTATTTAAAGCCCTTCTTTTTGGTCTTGTAATATCGGAAGCATAACTCGAAACTGTGGAGCATCTCATTCTGAAAGACGCATAATCTAGTTTCTAAGTTATGTTGCTCATCCAATATATCTTCATATCTCTGAAGAAAATGAGATTTCAATTCAGAGATTTCGCATAGTTTCCTTTGGATCGTAGCTAACTCATCAAATAAATCTTTATCGTTAGTAATTACACGATCAGATAAATTTGACATTTCAGCTAAGTCTTTTTGAGCCTGAACCATTTCAGGATCGGTTGCTTTGTATTCTTTCATTGTTTAGCTCCTAATAATCAATATTGAATCCAACAGTTTCGACAAATTCTTTAAGAAGCTTTTCGATAACATAAGGATTTAAAGTTTTATTATGGAAGACCTTACAAAACTGGGCTGCATGAAAAATTCTTTCTTCGTCCCATTCGTCACCAGTAGTATATTTCTCGTTGAATTTCATTTGATCCCTAATTGCTTGGGAGTAATTTAATTCAACTTTTACATCTTCAAAAGATGGTTTTTTCTTTGCAGGCATAATTTTTAAAAAATAAAGAATAAAAAGTAAAAGGTGAGCTTATTGCTCACCAATTACCAAGTCAGCAGCTTTACTTGACATTGCTAGTGATTTGAAAAGGATTTTTGGATCGCTTTTCAACATAGGACACCAACTTTCTAAATAAGCTGCGTGGTTCATAGTATCTAAATTAGAAATCTGTAATCTATTACAAATTAGATAAGCACCTAATTCAGCAACTAATTCTTCATTCGCATAAGTTAAGTCTTTTCGATTAAGTCTTGATTTATGTTTTGTTGAATGAATTGCTTCATGGGCAAAAGTCGCAAGATAAGACTCATCATTCTTAAAGTTATATCTTTTTGGAATGACTATTTCATCACTTGACTCTCTGTAATAAGCCCGATCCCCACCTTTTACAAGAGTGTTAATCTGTTTTTCCCATTGGAATAATCTGTCATGGGCTTCTTTTACCCTGACATCTAATTCTCTAGGCTTTGCAGTTAGAACCGCATCATCAATTAGCTTTTCTAATTTCTTTGATGCTTCATCATCTAATCCACGAATGTCAGCGACATTAAAAACGGGAACGCATTTATAGGACATATATTGACCTTTTTTAACTTCCCCATTTTCGTCAAGTTCTTTCGTTTCAAATTCCCTTAATAAGGGTTGTAAAATTCGTGCTGAACGTGACCCTTTTTTAGGTAAACAATTTATGGAACGTGCCTGACCCGCACCCAAGAAAAGCGGCAAGTGCCAATTCCTGATGGAGCTTTGCAAGCATAACAGTGCGGGATTTCCGCCCTGATATTCATGGCCTGTTAAGACGTTTCTAAAACCGCCTTTAACTGTCCATTCTTTACGCCATAATTTTGTGTTGCCTGATTCAATCGCTTGAATTAGTTCATTCACAATTAGCTCTTCAGGTTTGACCTGAGATTTTTTGCCATTCATACGGCCATTCATAACAGTCATAATTTTTACAGGATAAATGAAAAATTTTAGAAAAAAAGGGGAAATTAATTCCCCTGAAAAATTTTGATAGAGCCATAAGGTTCTACGACTTCCTCAAACATTAAGTCGAAATCTTTTTTTGATTCAGTCCTTAATCTTTCATAAGAAGTTCTTTTTGTCCTCCTGATGCTTTGTAACATCAGGTCAAGTTGAGAGTCAGTAAGCTTGAAGACTCTCATTTTTTTAACTTGACTCATTTTTTAAACTCCTACAAGTTGGTTAATCATTGACTGCGGAACCGCTTCGGCATTTCTCCCGTTTAAGTATTGGGTGATGTGCTTTGAAGTAGTTCGACTGTAGTATTCTTCAGTTTTGAATAATTCCCCAGTATGCGTTTGATAAGCAACTGGTGTTTCATAACTGTAAAAAATCTCTGAACCAGAGGGAAGAGCCAATATAGTTTTACTGGCTCCTAGTCTTTTAATTTTCATTTTGATAAGTTGATAAAGTTTGCAAGTAGTTTGATTGGATCGTTTCCAAAGTTTGGTAAATACCAAAACCTGAATAAATAATTGAACCAAACAAAATAGAAAAACAAATAAATTTAATTTTGTTCATTTTGGGAAATCTCCAGAAATTCAAAGTCATAAATAAAAGAATCAAAGAACAGTTTTAAAAACTGCTCTTGATCCTCAAAAAATAAAAGTTCAAATTCAGTCATTAGAAAAATCTCCTAATGATTCTTTGAAAAATGTTGAACTTCTTTCTAACTGTAAAACTTGCAGGAATTACAATCGGTTGATAGTCGCTCTTCATGTTGGGCTTCAAAACTGTAAATCTTGGAAGCTCAACTCTTTTTGAATTTACTTCGACTCGATGATAGAAAGGTCTATTAAGATTCAAGCTCTTGCAGGTTGCAAGTGCTGACTCTTGTGTGTGTCTTTCGGCTACGAGATCCCATCTTGCAGACTTGTTACTGTAATCAATACCAGTGAAACGAGTTACTGAATAGTTCATTTTGAATAAATAGAATGAATTGGATAAAGTGAAAATAGATAAAAGGATTAGATACCTTTTATCTGTAAGCTGTTGTAGGGCTTGCAAGTGCTGTTGAGGAGAGAAAGAAAGCTTGCCAATGTGGTTAAGCTCCTGTGGTCTCTCTGGTTTGCTCTGAGTGCAACAGCTTAGAGATAAAAGAATTATCTGGTGTGAACTTGTCTCAGGTGTTGGCTCATTTCCTACCCGACCTTACTTCGTATCGGTGTAAGAGCGATCATGTGTCGCAAGTGTCGTTTCCACGTTGGCGAGGTTTTCATCCCCTCTGCCTGAGAACTGGAAGAAAGCTGAATTGCTCCCTTCATTATTTATTATAGTCACTATGACAGCATGATGATGTTATTATTACATTATCTTAACATTAGTCTAGCTTATCAATGGGGGGTGTAGTATCAGAAAAATTTATGTTATATCGAGTTACCCCCTACCTTAAACATATATTGCTAATCTTTGTTACTAATAAGTATGTACTACTTTGTTTCTACTTTGATTGACAGTTCAGGTGCTTGAATATTGACTGTCTCTACTGACTCTCCGATTACTTTGCCTAATGAATCTAATATTTGTGCTGCTGTTTGTAATTGACCTTTTGAAACTGCCTTATTAAATAATCTGACTCTCATTGCTTGAAGCCTTGGAAGCATATTTTCTCTATCTTTATCCCAATCTTCGTTATTCCATTTCTTTACTCTATTCCAATCGTTCCAAGCGGAAGTTTCTCCAATACCTTCAATCTTTGCGTGTTCTAAAACAAGTTGTCTTGTTGTCTTCCCATCTAGTTGACGAGAATACAATCTTTGAGCTCTTGCTTGAATATGCTCTTGTGTATTCGGAGCAAATTTAGCTCTTCTTTTTTGCTTTGCTTGTTGTTCTTTATGATCTTCTGGAACGAAACCAGACAAAAACGATTCAGCCACGGACTCAATCAGATAAGGTATTAATTGAATGATAACCTAGAAATTGTAATTTAGGCTATAACTAGGGGATATTAGTTGATTTTTTTGTTATTTTTTGTATATGCAGCTAGAACAACACACGTTTTTAGAGCAATCTCGTTATTCTCATATGCCTAGAAGCCCAGAAATAAGTTTAAGATATGCCCAGGGACAGGTTTTTAACTGTGAGAAACGATTTCGTGTCCTCGTAGCTGGCAGAAGATTTGGAAAATCCTATTTATCCTGCATCGAGCTACTTCGTGGAGCGATTGATCGACCAGGAGAGACATATTTTTACTGTGCACCGACATATCGAATGGCAAAAGACATTGCATGGAAAGAATTAAAGAGATTAGTACCTCGATTATGGATAAAAAGCAAAAACGAAACCGATTTAAGGATTGAATTGATTAATGGATCGACAATCGAGCTAAAAGGGACAGAAAATGCGATGGCATTGAGGGGAAGAAGTCTTTCGGGGGTGGTGTTGGATGAAGCAGCCTTTATGGATCAGGGGGTGTGGGCTGAAGTTATAAGACCAGCTTTAGCAGATAAACAGGGGTGGGCGTTGTTTATTAGTACACCTGATGGAACTGCAAGTTGGTTTTATGATATGTGGTGTTATTGCGGAGAAACTGAGCGAGATGATTGGCAAAGGTGGAGTTTTACTACGATCCAGGGGGGTAACGTTAAGGAAGAGGAGGTAGAAGCAGCTAGAGGTCAATTAGATGCGAGAACATTTAGACAAGAATTTGAAGCTAGTTTTGAAAATCTTACTGGTTTAGTGGCTGTTAGTTTTACTGATGAGAATATTGATAAGACTGTAGAAGACTTAAAAATGATGCCTTTGTTGATTGGGTTAGATTTTAACGTAGATCCGATGGCAGGAGTTTGTGCGGTAAAGCATAATGATTGTCTTTATGTATTTGACGAGATCATGTTGACGGGTGGGGCTACAACTTGGGATTTTGCGGAAGAGGTTACAAGAAGATATGGAGTAGATCGAAGAGTAATTGCGTGTCCTGACCCTACAGGTAATGCAAGAAAGACAAGTGGGGTGGGTGTTACAGATCATACGATCTTAAGAAGGAATGGATTTACAGTAATGAGTCCAAAATCTGCCTGGAAGATCAGAGATAAGATAACTGCTGTTAATACTGCCTTATTAGATGCTGATGGAAACCAGCGAACATTTATCCATCCTCGATGTAAAGAATTGATAAAAGCGTTAAGAACTCTTACATACGCTCCAAATACAGGTATGCCTAATAAACATCTGGGGGTTGACCATGCGTTTGATGCTTTTGGATATTTATGCTTGCAGCAATTTAATTTAGCGAAC